CAAACAATTCTATTTCTTTTAATAATACCCCACAGGAAGTCATATCCATGTATGACTTTGTACCTACGCAGTGTATTGATTTATCACGTCCTCTACCATGAGCAGAAATTTCATATATTCTTTCGGATATTTCATCAGAGTTAGTACATATAGCACCCCCTGATCCTAAAGTTCCTGGATACTTAGTAAAGTCAAAAGAAAAACATGCAGTAGAACTCATAGATCCAGGAATATAAGAATATGGTTCTCCCATATAAAATGCAGGAGCAGCATCCTCAATTATATGTACTCCCCATTTATTACATATATCTACAATTTTATCTATTCTTGCTACTGTACCAAAATTATGCACAATAATAACAGCTTTTGGTTGTACTAATGGAATCATATGACTTAGTTGTTCTAAATCAATATTACCTGTCTCATCTATGTCACAAAATCTAATTTTACGATTCATAAAACTAACAGCATTAGCAAAGGCTCTCCAACCATATGAAGGTACAATAACAGTATCTTCTACAGCTGTTAATGCATTTATTGATATTTGCAGAGCATCTGTACAACAATCAGTATACTGCCAATGTTTTACACCACTTAACTCAGTACATTTTTTAGCAAGTTCAAGTTGTACTCCACGCATTTCTCTACCATCTTCAGTTTGGTAAGGATCATTCATTGATTCAGAAATTGCACGTAAATAGTCTATTTTATGTCGTTTAATTCTACGAGTGTGTGGGATAAATGCAATAGCTTTAGTCATTTAGTTACCTTTTTCAGTTAAATACACAAACTCATTATATCTTAAGAAAATTGATAGGTCAATATAAAAACAAAAGTGTAAGACCCTTGACTATCAATTTATAGTTACTTTACTATTGCATAATTCTCTTTTTAGTTGTATAAATATTTAACTAATAATGATAAAGGAGAAATTATGAAAACCATCAACTTTTGTGGTGATTCTTTTTGTCAGAATGAACAAGTATCAGCAGCTTGGACTGTGTTACTAGCATACAAACTAAATGCTTCTATCGTAGGCTGGGGTAAAGGTGGTTATGCGCATGAACATGCTATTCAAACCTTTGATGATACCGCTGACTATACTATTTTTTGCTGGACTGAGGCTCACAGAATTTATGTTGATAAAACATATTCTACAAATTTGTGTAATATAGAAGCTATGTGCGCTCCAGATAAACTAGATTTATCATCAGGTGTGAAGTTACGACAACCTGTACCTATACCTATACCTACAAAAAGAGATAAAGCTACTTATGCATATTACAAATATTTGTATAAGCCAACCTTACACCATGAAAGACAGATTAGAGATTTATATTGGTTTGATAATGTAGTTTTATCTAAGTACAAAGGTGTAGCTATACATCTATTTTGTTTTCAAAACACTTATACATTTACTAACGGTATAAATGTATCAGACATATTATGGGACAAGACAAGGGAGCATAAACTAAAAAAACTAAAAAAACTTAATCCAGACTATAAGATGCAAGACAATGAATATGAAACGTATGCAAATCACCTGTCAAAACAAGAAAATGCTAGACTAGCTGATAAAATATATAATATAATTAAGGAACACCATGAAAAGACCAACTATAAGTGAAGCAAAAACATTCTTTTATCAAAATGCACCGTTTGTTATGGACGAGTATCAAGATATGAAACAAGATTATGGTGAGTTTTTTGCTGCACGATACATCATTGAAATACTAATTGATTATAGAAATAATGAGAAGGAAGCAAGTAATGGATAGAATTGTAAATCCACTTAATGCCGTAGGATATTCAGACTGGGGTATTAAGCGTACAATTCGAGAAGCAGAGAATGTTTCACGTTGGAATCCGTGGAAGTGTCATGAATGGATGGAAGAAGCTAGAGACCGCATGGATCTAGATAATTTATTTCATGAAGAGTATGATTCAGCTGTACGTCGAATCAATACATATTGGCATATGCTTCCGCGCTTTAGACATCACAATCCTGACGAATTTTGGAAAAGGGATAAAGTTAGCTACCCACCAACCTATCTGGAACTAATGGTAGATGATTCTGATTGGTAGAATTTTCTATTTGCAACAACCCATAAACTATGCTATTAATAAGAGGTAAATTATGTACTTTAAACTTGTGTCAAAAAATGGTTATCGTGATCTAGTACGGAACGCACGTCGTATATGTGTTTCGCAGCTGAGTGAAGAAGAGAAAAGCGCAGCTTTTGTAGAGCTGTATGGAATACTTAAAGAGAAACTCTTCGAGTCTACGCGTTCACTTAATGTTGAAGCAGCTTATGCAGATCGCTGTATTCACTGGAATCAAAATGATCTTAGCCAAATCAAGCCTGTAAATAATATGAGAAATCCGTGGCTACGCTTCAAACGTGAGTTTGAACAGTGTTTGGATGGGAAAATGCCGTCTAAAAATGTTGAGATAGCTTTGGCTTGGTTCTATGCAGCTCCATATCGTGATGATTGGATTGCTTCCTAGTACGACCGTAGGGAGTGTGCGAGCGTAGCCGGTACAGCTGCGCTCTTTTTATAAGTGAATAGTATAATGACAACAAAATATGATGATATGGTATGGAAAATTCTATGCGGTATGCCCATCGAAGTATTTGATGAGGACGACGACACTGTTTGGGAAAACGAAACATGGGAGTTAGTAAAAACAAGAACTGAAGGAGATTATAAAGATTCAAGAGCTATTGGTTCTGCAAATCTAATAACTGCTTTGAACATGGTTCATCAGAGATTGCTAGTAGATGGAACTGTATCTGATGATATAACAACATTAAGTCATGACATTTTTAATAATATTCTTGATAAGTTTACAGAACAAAAACTTATCAGAAAAAGACCTGAGAATATCAGAAAAACCTTTCAACTAATAAATTAGGAAAAAAAAATGGAAGTAGCACTAAAAGCAGAATTACGTAAAGAAATCTCACGCATTGTAGATCTAATGATTCAAGGTGAGGCAATTAGAGAGTCTATTAATGAACTTAAAAAAGATATTAAATCAGAATATGATATTCCTGTAGCAACTATTACTAAAATTGCTACCATTGTTCGTAAAGAAAATATGGATGAAGAACAAGAAAAATGGGAAGAAATTAAAGAGTATGTAGAAGCATGTATGTAAATGTCTAGAATAATGGTGACCGGTGATTCTTGGTCAGCAGGGGAGTGGGATCCGACTCTCACTCCCGAAGAGACCAGAGCTTTTGCTGAAAAATATTCTATATCTAGATATTTAAGAGATTTAGGTCATGAAGTAGCACACGCTGCTAATCCTGGCTGGGGTGATTTTGTGTCTTTAAATTGTCTAATGACTCATGAAATGGGGTTTGATTTTGTTATATATGTTAAGACTTGTGCTACACGAGATTTTAAACACTTAACTCCAGAACACGGTCTAGTATACACTACTACTGATTTATTTGAAAAAATTAAGTTAGTAAAAGAATTAGAATATAACATATTAGCTAGATATAAACATAAGTTAATATTGTTGGGTGGTATAGAAAAAATTGAACCTAACTTTAGTTGTAATTTTGTACTTCCCAGTATTACTGAGTTTTTCTACCCTGACTTTAAAGATACTACTATCTTTGGAGATTATACACATTTTGAAAAGTATTCAGACGGTGATAAAAAAGGTGCAATGAAACTCTGGGAACTTTGGGAACACAAACATAATTTTTGGAAAGAACATCCAGAACATTTTGCTTCAGCTACTGATCAAGTTCATCCTAATAGAAAAGCAACTAAAGCATTAGCTGAGTTTATTCATAATCATATTAGCTAGTTTTTTATGACTAGAGGCTCCTGCATGAGAACCATCAGGAGCTAAGTCTTTATGTTTTTCTAAATCTAGGTGAAATTCTATATAGTCATCTGTTAATTCTGCTAATAGCGGTTGTAAATGAGGAAAACAACAATGATGAATTATTGGTATGCCAGCTCTATTAGCTAGTAGTATTTGTTTAGCTACTGCTCCGCTCCATAGACGTTGTACTAATTCTATATCAGAAAAGTATAACATTCCTGCAGCGTGCCATGCTGCTTTATGTTCTTTAGTATTTCTAGTATTACTTAGTATTTGTTCAGATAGAATCCAGTTTCTATAATATTTTTCATTTTTTAATATATGATTAGCTATTATAAATCCTTGTTGACATTCATTTCGGGCATCCCATACTTCCCATCTGTATTCACTGGTATGTCCTACAATAATCAAATTAGGTTTTAACTTGACAGCTTGTTCAATTTGTGTTGTAATAAGATATTCAGAAGCACCACTTTGTGCTAGATTAGTTATCTCAGCATTAAGTAAGTAAGGATACGCTTGAGTTTGTTTCTCAAGACCTTCTCCTTGTGTAAAACTATCTCCACAGGTAACAATGAACATAAACAATGAAATCTTTGTAATAGGAAACTCTTGGTCAATACCAAGTGATGAAGCACCGATTCCAGCTTTTACTCAACTAGGTTTGCATAATCGTTATGAAGAGGCAGGGATAACTTTGGATGCTCAGGCTAATTATATCATAGAGAATGATCTTGTCAATCGTTTTAAAGTAATTTGGTTAGTAGGGCATCATCACAGAGCTGATCCTAGAGCTAATGGAGAGTATTTATTACCATATGGTTGGGGATTAGGTGATGTTTGGGGTAAACTAATACAAGATATATGGTTTAAAAAAATTACACGCATGGCTTGGTATAATAGAACAAATGCACTATTTGTAAAAGCTGTACTAGGCATATCTAATCCAGACAATTTAATGTTGATTCCTATTTATAGACCAAATATTATAGAACAGCCTATGATAAAAGATCATCCCTGTATATGGGAATATTATTTGAGAGATTTAGCTAAAGATTATACAGATGGTAGAGGCCATATAAATCAAAATGGTCATAATCATTTTGCTATTAGATTAGCTTCAGAGGTACAAGAGAGATGGCAGATTACATTGCAGAAGAGTGGACAGACGCAATTGAGATCGGATTTTCTGCAGAGATAGCTAAAAAAGCTGATAAAATTGTAAAATATTGCACAGCAAACTATGTTAAACACGCTCATCAATGGAAATGTGATTTTGCAGGTAAATCAGCTATACTCTTAAAGCCTGGAGAAGGCTATGAGTGGCATTTTGATAATTTAGATTTTGCAGAAAAAAGACTAACTACATCTAGACCAGGACGTTTTTGGACACATATGGTATATCTAACAGAAGGAAAACCTTTTGAGCTAGGTAGTTGGAATCCTAAAGGCACTAGAGTATTGGAAACAGATTTTTCTGCTCCTGAACCTGACAACATAATAGCAACAATATATCCTAAACCAGGAAAAACAGTATTATTTCCTTGTTTTATGGTACATAGGATACAACCTATAGTAGATAACTACAGATGGGCATTTGTAGATTTTGTAAATACGCCTGATTATTCTACTAAAACCAAGACGGATTTAACCTCAATATTTAAAAGGTACTTTGATGAACATACTAGGAGTAAGCTGTTATCATCATGATAGTGCAGCGGCAAGTATAAAAGATAATAGAATTGTGGGAGCATCTCATGAAGAACGTTTTTCCCGTAATAAATATGATAATAATTTTCCAATACATACTATTAATTGGTTAAAAAATGCGTATGATGATTTTGATCATGCTGTTTTCTATGAAGAAACTACCTATAAAAGATTTAAAAGAGATATTAAAAAAATAACAAAAGCAAAACCTGTGTTAGTAGACCATCATGAATCACATGCTATGAGTTCAATTATTACTACTGACTGGCAAGAATGTGCAGTTATGGTGATAGATACTGTAGGAAATAAATTTTCTACTTCTTTAGGTGTGTATTCTAATGGTAAATTTACTTGGTTAAAACGTATGCGCTATCCTAACTCACTAGGATTATTTTATAGTACTGCTACCAGACTTTTAGGATTACAACCATTATCTGACGAGTCTCAAGTAATGGCAGCCGCTGCTTACGGTACTCCTAAATGGTCTAAATATATTAGGGATAATATTTTACATTATGATTATGAGGGTAATTACACAGTTTTACAAGATTTAGAACGCGGAGTAGGGTACGGAACTCTAGACTGGGATATAGCTGCCTCTGTTCAAAATGTTACTCAAACAATTATTGCTAATATGGCAGATTGGTTACAACAAGAAACAGGTATGACTAAACTTGCTTATGCTGGTGGTGTCGCTTTAAACTGCGTAGCTAATACTGAGATATTAAAATGGACTAAGTTTGACGATGTTGCTATTCAACCTGCAGCAGGTGATGCAGGCTGTGCACTAGGAGCAGCTGCATTACTTGAACGACCTAAACAATTTACACCTTATTTAGGAGTTAATGCTAGTAGAGGACTACATGCTAATGACTATGCTAGTAGAATTTTAAAAGGAGAAATAGTTGCAGTTATTGAGGGGCAAGCTGAGTTTGGACCTAGAGCCTTGGGAAATCGTAGTTTGCTATGTTTGCCGAGTGATGATAATATTAAGAAATTAAATAAAATTAAAAATAGAGATGAAGATTCGTGGAGACCTTATGCTCCTATATGCCAAAGAGAAGAGGCTGCTAATTGGTTTCATATAACTAAGTCTTGTCCTTATATGTTAAATATAGCTAAGATTAAAAAAGGTCCATTTAATACTTATGACAACTCTGCTAGGTTACAGGTTGTTGATAAAAAATCTAATGTATTTTTATGGCGCATTTTAGAACAATGCAAAAATCATGGACATTCTATTCTAATAAATACGAGTTTAAATGGTAAAGGAAAACCAATTGTCAATACTTTGGACGACCTCAAAGAAATTCAACTATACAACGAGTTGTGCTACTGATACACTACCTACAGGTAGAACATACCATACTCCAGATGGATCTTATCCTAGTATTACTACTATATTAGGTAAGACTTCTGACCAAACATGGCTTTTAAAGTGGAAAGAACGTGTAGGAGAAGAAGAAGCTGCTCGTGTATCTAAAGTAGCTACTGATAGAGGAACTTTAGTACATGAGTATGCTGAACGACATTTTAATGGAGAAGATATATGGGATGAATTATATAAAGAAGCTGTAGATGTTATCCAAATGAGTCGTGATTTGATTCGTACTACTGAAAAAGGAGTAGAAGAAATCTGGGGGCAAGAACAAGTTTTATGGTCTAATAAATATAAATATGCTGGTAGAACTGATATGGTAGGTATTTGGCGTGGAAAACCTACCAT